TGTTTCGAGAAGGCCGGCAAGAACGTCCTTTGCTTCGCTCATAGATCACCTCTTGGTCAGATCCGGGATCGGATCGTGTTGGTCGCAGCCCTTGAGCTGCGCTTTCTTGTCTAGCACATGCTGGTGAAGCTCGCACCCCCAAAGCCCGCCGAGATCGGCAACGCTGTGCCGGCACGTCCGACAATTCCGCAGGACGGGCTGCCGGTCGGGGAAGTGGCAAACCGCCGCCCTATCGCACCACTTGCAGTCCATATAGGACGGGTCCTCGCTGATGCGGGGAGGGGCGTTGCGCCTGGTGATAATGTCCTGCGCCTTGGCGCTAATCGCTGCCGCGGCAGGTTGATCGAGCGCGACAAGCTCGCAGTAGAGGTCATCGTCGTTCTTGTTGACGGCGACGTAAAGACACAACGGGATGCCCCGGCGCGCCATGCAAGACTGCATCTGCGAGTAGTGCTCTGGCTTCGCTACGGCGACGCCCTCGGCCACCAGCTTCACGAATGACTTGGTATTGTGCGTCTTAAACTCGCCGAGCGCCCACTGCTCCGGCGCGTCTGGGAGGCCATACATCACCGCGTCCAAAGCCGATCCGTAGTGCCCGCCGTGGTCGCTGATGCGCTCCTGGCCGCCGTCTTCCGGGATCGACAGGTGGACGCCGATCATCTCCATGAGAGCCAGGAAGCGCGCCTCCTCCAGGTGACCGCGGTTCATCAAACGAAGCATGCGGGGCGGGAACTCCTTGACCCCTGTCCAACGCCAGCCCAGCCAGATCTCGCGGACGCATTTACGCCCGATCTGCGACGCCCCGAGATGCGACCGGAAAGGGTCTTCGTCCTCGCCCCGGTATGCGTCCTCGATTGTCGGGAACCACTTGCGCTGGAGCTCGCGGAAGCGCGCACCCCCGTCCGCAGCAATGGCGGCATCGATTGCGGCTTCTGTCCTCCTAGCCCGACGAAGCGGGGAGCGTGCTGTGAGGGCGACCATTACTTGTTCCTTCTCTTTCGTTTGTCTTGGGACCAATGCCGTTTCCGAGGGGCCAGGTCGGTCTTGACGGTCAGGAGCGCCAGATGGGCCTTGCGGCAGGCGTCAACGTCCAGCAGGCCGATATGCGCTTCGGCCTCGCTCAGGTTCAGGGTGCGCGCCAACCAGGCGTAAGCGGCCTCTCTGCGCCACCCGTGCTTTTTCCACAATGGGTCGAATGCTCGGTGCAGCTCGTAGCGAGCGCGCCGCGTTTCCCTGTCTGCGAGCCTGCCGAGGGGGATGTCCGTGCCGTGATGGCAGCCGACCAAAGCATTGCAGTTGCCGCAATGCCAGACGAGATCCCACTTGTTTTGTGTGGGTAGGCCCATAAGGGAGCGTTTCTGCAAATGGACATTGTGGCTGCCGCAGCAGTCGCAGTAGGTCGGGCGGGGGAATTGATTCTTAACACGGTCAGCGACCGATCCAATCAACATAGGACAACGCTCCAAAAAGATGACCCCGCCCGACACCGGGCTGCATGAGAGCCGTCCTAGCCATCGCAACGGACGCATGAACGGGCGGGGCCGAGGTGAGGGCAGGCGCTGGGGGGTTGCGCCTGCCCTATCCGATTAAGCCGCAGGCTTGGCCCATGCCGGCGTCTCGGTCGCAGCCGGGGCCGTCGGCGCAGCGGGCGCAGCAGGCGCAGCCGGGGCAGCAGGTGCCACGGGCGCAGGCGGCGCGGCCTGAACGGGGGCCTTGACCCATTCCGTCCCAGACCACCACATCTCGTCCGGTGTGCCGGCAGCGTGGATGTGGTTCGGATCGGTCGGCCTGGTCGGCCCTGCCGCCGGTGCGACCGGGGCCGCAGGCGCGACGGGGGCGGCGTGACCAGCGGCGGGCGGGGCGGCGGCGGTGCTGCCCTTCACGTCCACGGCCGAGCGCCCATGGATGTCCCGATAACCCTTGATCTCGTTGCCAGCATCGAAGGACTTACCCTGCGGTGTCGTGCCACCGGGCTCCGGCACGAGCTTGATCTGCAACGGGATCTCGTGCAACTGCTGACTGTCCTGGACATCGATCACCCCCGTGACCCATGCGATTGCCGAGAGATCCTTCTGGGCGATCTCGACCGCCACCGGGTTCGGGTTGTCAAGGTTGAGGTTGGTGTAGACCTGCCGGTTGGCGTGTGGCCCGTCAATGATCGAGAACGCAAGCGACAGGTAGGACCCCGTGCCGGCGCTCGTCGCCTTGATCTCCGACTTGATGATCTTGGCGTTATACCAGCCTTCCGGCAGCGGTTCGAGCGCCGTGTTGGGGTCGACCTGCCGGGCGTTGAAGTTGAGAATTGCCATTCTATGCTCCTTGGATTTTGCTGAAGATTGCACTAAGGTCCGGGAACTCATAATGAAGCAAGGCCCCGGACCGATCCTTTGCTTCATATTGCAGATCCACACCGGTCTGCAATGCCTTAAACTCCCCGGACTCGCCGCCCTTAAAGGAGCCGTAATAGAAAACCTCATCGAAGAAGTAGGGAAGCCCTTGTGTGAGCTGGCGGCCAGGCATCGATGGTGCCCACCGCGTGATACCGCTGTGCTCGTCCTTGACCCACTCGGCCTTGGCGGTCATCACAACATGCTTACCCTTGATATCTCGGAAGGCGCGGATGGTCGCCCACATCTGGTCAGCCAGCGTGCCGTATGCCTGCCGCCCGTCCTTCGTCCCCGCCTTGGCGTTGCTCAACACCTTTTCCCCGATCTCAGACAGGGAATCGATGCAGATGGTGCTAAACGCCGCCCCAGTCGGGCCAACCAGCATATCGTGCGCGCGGTTCAGGTCGTCAAGCTTGCTGATCTCGATGACCGCAACATCGCTGTCCCGCAGCGACAGCATGCCGGCCTCGGCCGAGATGATGACCGGGCGCGGGGCCGTCGCGCAAAGGCGCGTCTTGCCGATGCCCGAGCGGCCGTAAACCAGGCACTTGATACCATGCCCTGCCGAGGCTTCGCGCGCCGTCTTGATCGTGATCCCAGAGATCGCCGGACGCGCCATCGGGGGCGGTGGAGGGGGCGCGGGACGCCCGGGCGGAGGGGGCGGCGGGATCGACCCAGCAGGGGAAGGGGGCGGAGGGGGCGGCGGGGGCGGCGGTGTGGTCATCACAATTCCTCTTTGAGCTGAGCGACGATCTTAGCGAGGGCGGCGACCGTAATCAACCCGCCCCTCGCCGCCTTGCTCGCCATTGTTTCGAGCTCGTCCATGCGCTCCGTGAAACGGGCGCGCACGCCGTCGGCGATCTCGTCCGGCTCAGGGTCGGGCCTGTCATCTTCAAGCTCGCCGATAGGGTCGCGGATGAAGTCCTCGAAAGAGCCGACGACTGAGGCCGGCACGTCCGAGGCAACGATGGCGACAACATGACCGGCGAAGTGGATTTCGTCGCCGATCAAGTCGAGCTGGTGGATAACGCTCATGCCTTGAGCCCCTTGGCCGCCTGCACTTCGATGGTGGGCGAACCAGGTGTTGCAATGACCGCGGTCGAGAAGATCAGCTTCATATCCGGGGACAGGCTGTTCCATTCGCGCTTGGCCAGCTCGGGCTTATACTTCACCAGCTGATCCGCGTTGGCGACGCCCTGCTCCCGCAGTGCCTGGAGCGTCACGGTCAGTGCGGCTTCGTCAATGCGACGATTGACCTTGTGTTGGCCGACGATCACCCGCCCGTCTGGGAGCTGGTGGCGTTGCGTGCCTTCGACCGGGTTCGGAAACGCCCCGGCGAAAAGCAGCGCGCGCTGATCCTTTTCCAGCGCGGCGTAATGCTCGGCCATGCGCTTGTTCTCCTCCCACTCGGACAGGAGCTGCAAATAGGGGTCAGGGTTTTCGTTGCTCGACTTTGCGTTCTTCGCCATGTGACGTCTCCTTAATTGCGTGTTGAGAATTGCAGCCTATGCGATGCCTGCGGAAGCCTGCAAGCGAAAAATTGCAGCATGCAAAAATTCCTTGCAAGATCTCGATGGCCTCGCCTATGAATGAAGGCCAGCAAGGGAGACCAACATGAAGCGACGATGGACAAGGCACGAGACAGGGACGCTTATGACGCGGACCCGGGAGCTTCTCAAGGCGACTGACCACACGGCACTGGCCATATATGATGCCACGGGCGTCTCGCCTGACTGGCAGGCACGCTTCACAGCGGGGCGGATCAATGACCCCGGCGTTAATCGTGTCGAGGCCCTTTATACTTTTCTCACAGGCAAGTCGCTGGGGCTGTAAATTATGAAGAGCAACAACTTTCCGCAGGCCTTGCGGGCGCGCGCTCAATGGATGGTTGCCGGCACCGGCGAGCCCTTTGATGCGACGGGCAAACAGAACCCGGAATACAAGAGGCCGATTGACCCCAAGACTGGCCGCTGGGGCTCGCCCACAGATCCCTCCACTTGGGGCACCTTCGAGCAGGCCATGGCTTCGCCCCTGCCGCTCAAGGGATTTGTCTTTACCGACGAAGATCCCTTCGCTGTTATCGACCTGGACACATACAAGGCCAAGAACGATATGGTCTTAGATCTCCATGAGGCGATCATGGAGGCCGCAAGCACGACCTATTCCGAGTGGTCGCAATCGGGCGCGGGGACACATATCATCGGCCTTGGTGTTGTCCCGACAGGGGCCAACAACGAGCTCAACTGCCTGGAGGTTTATTCCGGCAAGCGATTTATGATCTGCACCGGGGACGTCAAGAACGAGAAGCCTCTTGCGGATATTCAGGCGCTTCTCGACTACATCTATCCCCTGCTCAAGAACGAGGGGTCGCTTGGACCGATCAACTGGAAGGAGCTTGGCGACGGCGACCCGGCGACAATGAGCGATGCCGCGGTGATCGAGATGGCGAGCAACGCCGACAACGGGGAAAAGTTTGACCGCCTCTGCCGCGGTGATATGACCGACTACGACGGCAACTGGTCGGTCGCCGATTCCGCGCTGATCGAGTTCTTGTGCTTCTATACGCCGGACAACCAGCAGGTCACGCGCCTGTTCCTCATGTCCAAGCTTGCCGAGCGGGAAAAGGCTTATCGCCCTGACTATATCCCTAGGACGATCATGCGGATGAGGCAGCGCATTACCAACGATCAACCGCCCCCCGTGGATCCTACGGCGATCATGCAACGGGCGCAGGCCGTCGCGTTGCCCCCTCCGCCCCCTCCCAGCGTCAACACCGCGCCCACTGGGGGGAATCCACCCCCTCCGCCCCCGCCTGGTGTAAACACCGCAGGCACTGAACAATCTGTCCCACCGCCGCCCTCGCTGGGATCGAAGGGCGACAGCGCCGCGACCACGTTCCCGCCCGGGCTCATCGGGGAGCTGGCGGAATACGTGTATGGCGCGTCCATTCGTCCTGTCCGTGAGATTGCGCTGGCAACCGCCATCACGGTCCTGGCCGGGATCGTCGGGCGTAACTTCAACGTGAGCCGGACAGGCCTTAACCAATATGTCCTGCTGCTCGCCAAGACGGGCTCAGGCAAGGAATCGGTCCAGTCGAGCATCGACCGCTTGTTTGGCCAGGTGTCAAAGATCACGCCGCAGGCCGACCAATTCATCGGCCCCGCCCACTTCTCGTCCGGGCCTGCGCTCGTCAAGACGTTCCAAGACAAGCCCTGCTTCGTCTCGGTGCTAGGTGAGTTTGGGCACCGGCTCAAGGCGATGACCGATCCGCGCGCCAACGGGGCCGAGACGACCCTGCTCGCCGCGTTCCTGGACATTTACGGAAAGTCAGGATGGGGGCAGATGCTCCGCTCATCCGTCTATAGCGAGAAGGAGAAGAACACGACGGTCGTTCATGCTCCGTCGTTGACGATTCTTGGCGAAACAGAACCCGACGGGTTTTTCTCTGCGTTGGATGAGCGCGCCGTAACCAGCGGGTTCCTCCCCCGGTTCACGGTGATCGAATATACCGGCGACAGGCCCCGGCGCAATCGCAACGCCTGGACGTCCCCGCCCGAGGCGCTCGTCCAGAAGATGGCGAGCCTGATCCAGACGATCCTGGCCATGAGCACCAATCATGCCTGCACCGACGTTGCAATCTCAGCCGACGCCCTCGCCCTGCTCGACCGCTTCGATGAGTTCGCAGACAATCAGATCAATGAGGGCAGTAGCACGGATCGTTACCTTTGGAATCGCGCCCACCTGAAAGCGATCCGCATGGCGGCACTCGTCGCAGTCGGGGTCAACAGCAACAAGCCCACGATCACCGCAGGTGAAGCGGCATGGGCCATTGAGCTCGTCAAGCAGGACATTGACACGATCCAGGCGCGCTATCGCAAGGGCGACGTTGGCAGCGGGGACAGCAAGTTGCAGGCCGACCTGGTGGGCGTTGTGAAGAAGTATCTGTCCACAGGAGCGCCGCGGTTCAGCGACTATCACCGCAAGGGCTGCATCCCTCACCGCCTGCTCATGCAAGCCACGGCATCGCGGGCGGCGTTCAAGACGCACAAGCTCGGGGCAACACGGGCGCTCAAGGACACGCTCGCCGGCATGGTCGAGGCGGGCATGCTCGTCCAGCTGCCGAAGCAGCAGGCTAGGGAATGGTTCAAGACGTCGGCTTCGGTGTATGCCGTCGGGGAACAATGGGATGAGTGACTTGTTTAATGTTGTTTAATGGGCTGTTTAATGACTAACCCATTGAAAACCCCCATGTTTAATGTGTTTAACGTGTTTAATGAATAAACACACAAACAGGGACAGATCAGATACACGATGAAAAGGGGGCAATATCATTAAACACATTAAACATTAAACAAATGATGATAAATTATTGTATTTCAATGATACTTTTGTTTAAGGGCAACTTAAACATCATTAAACAAAGGAGCAGGATATGGGATCGCTATCAATTCAGAAAGGGAAAAGGGCCGAGCGAGACGTGGCGCGCCGATTGAATGAGAGCTTGGCGCTCGTGTGTGGGCAAGCAGGCGTTCCTGTGGCCAGGTTGCAGCGCAACTTGAAGCAGGTCCAGCAGGGCGGGTTCGATCTGGACGGCCTCGATTGGCTCGCCATCGAGATCAAGCATCACAAGCAGGTCAGCCTCGGAAGCTGGTGGGCGCAGACTCTCCGGCAGGCGACCGACGAGCGAGAGCCGATCCTGATCTGGAAGCAGCATGGCGGCCAATGGCGTGTCCGGATGTTCTCGCGGCTGGTGATCGAGCAGGGGCGATTGCTCAGGGTCGTGGCAGACATCGACTGGGAGAGCTTCATCGTGTGGTTCGAGAAGCGCGCCGAGGTCGAGATAAAAAAGATCGCCGGGGATACTTTTCTTGTAGCCGAAGGCCTCTTTGGTCCGTAAAAGGGGACATCAACAACGAAGCAAGGAGCAAGTCAATGACGAACCAGAGCTACACCATCAAGGCCACCGCAATCCGTGGCTTCCGTCGCGCCCAGCAGCGCCTGGCCGAGGGCCTGGACAGCGCGCAGATCTTCGACCGCTACATTGTCGCCAACGAAGATGGCACCTTCTCGATCAAGCTCGACAAGGTCGCCGCCCCTGTGGTCAAGAGCCGGATTTACAAGGGTGTCGCTCTTCGCCGCCGCTCGGAGGAGCCGGAAGGCATCACCTCGCTGGTGCACGATATGTTTTCCGAGTATGAGGCCGAAGCCGAGGAACGCGGCGTGACGCTCAAGCGCAAGGACTTCATCGCCAAGGCCGTCCGCGACGGGGTCGCCTATTACACCGCCCGCACCCAGTATCAGAAGTGGCTGCGGGGCTGATCGATCAACCAGCGGGGGCCAGGTGCCCCCGCCAACATCGAAGGAACACACAATGCGCCCTTGGATCAAAATCCTGCTTTTCCATCACATGCCCGAGATCGCCGGGGGGCTTCTCATCGGTGCGGCGACCGGCTGGTATCTGTGGCTCGTATGAGCTTCTCGCCCCAGCTGACCCCGGTCGAGATGCTCCAGCGCGGCAGCTTCGGCCACGGCTACTTCCACAAGGCCGCAGAGGCCGATTACCGCAAGGCCAACGCGGCCATCTAAGAAATTGGTTGCCCTTGTCCGCAATCTCGCGGACAAGGGTATAGCAACAACGAAGGAGCACACAGATGAAGGCATCAGACAAGATCAAGGCCACGATCATGGCCCTGCTGGCGAAGGCCAGCGGCACGGATAACGAGCACGAAGCCGAGGCGTTCCTGGCCAAGGCACACGCGATGCTGGAGCAATACCAGCTGGACGTCGCCGACCTCGTCGGCGCGGATGATCCGATCATCCAGCACTTCGGTTATCGGCAGGCCGAGGGCGGCCACGCATGGAAGTGGAAGCTTTACTGCGCCGTCGGCGCGCTCTACGGGGCTCGCAGCGCCTACTGCTTCGATGGCTACGATGCCAACGGCCGCGGCGGACGCGCCCCCATGTGGCGAGTTGAGCTGGTGGGGCGGGAGTCCGCGGTCATCACGGCCGAGCTCATGTATCCTTGGATCGTGGCGCAGGTCAAGCAGCACGCCAAGGCGTTGTCCGCCATCACGGGCATGAGCGAGCAGGGGCAGGCTAAGCGCGTTGCCGCGGCACTCATCAGCCGCATCTGGCGTCTCGTTGTCGAGAACAAGGCATCGGCCCCGGCGACGGCAGCAGGGCGCAATGCACTGGTGATCCTCGACCAGGTCGAAGCAAAGTTCCTGGCGCTTTACCCGGATCTCGCCCCGGCGCGGACGTCGCGTGGTGTCTCGGACAGCCTCAGCCGCGCCGCTGCGGGTTCCATCGGCCTGCACCGGCAGGCTTCTTCGGCATCGACCCTCAAGCTCGGGAGCAAGTAACATGGCCATCGACTATCAAGCAACAATCAAGGGCTGCACCTCAGTTCCGGACGGCTTCGTCTTTATGCTAGACGTCGCCGGCGCGGATGTCCCCTATGCTTGCTACCTAAACCATGAGGACGAGGTGGCCCGAGAGGTCGCTCAGGTCAAGCTAGGGCGTCTCGTCCTTGGCGCAGGCCTCACCGTAGTGAGCGACACGGACGAGCTGATCGGCAAGACTGTGGTCGCCCGCATCTCCGGCAACGATATCCACGGGATCGTCCTCCCCACCGATGAGCCGCTTGCCGACGAGCCCCCCGCCCCTCCCTCCGACAGCATCAAGGTCGAGTTCGAGGAACGAATGGACGCCCTTCGGTTCGCCATGAACGGCGACAACCTCGGGACGAATGTTGAGCTTCTCACCCCTGCCATTCACCAGCTCCTCCACACGTTGACCGAGCGCATTGTCCAGGACATGCTGCGCGGCAAAACAACACGCGGCGATCTGATTGGGTGGGAGCACGCCTCCGCGCTCGTCCTCGCCGTCCGGATGGTCGATCTGTTGCCGTCGGAAGTTTTCGAGGACGGGCAGCAGATCCTGGACGAGATCATGCAGACGGGCCAGGACGATCCCGGCGCTGATGTTGGGCTGAGCAAAGACGACTACGAAGCGATCTATGGCTGGGGAGGGCAGGGGTGATGGGACACCTGCCGCTGATCGTCGTCCTGCTGATCCTCTACGCGGCGTCCTTCGTCCTGCTGGTGTCCGGGCTCAGCTCGCACCCGTGGGGCAAGGGCTTCTTCGACCGCGTCCTTGGGACGTCCGGGATGGTTGCCTTTGGCCTTGCGCTGTTCTACGTTGGCGAACGCCTCATCTAGGAAGGAACCACACATGAGCGAAGCTGTTGACCTGGAAAACCTTTGCGAGCGTTTGACGCTCACCGACGATGCCGATCCCGGCTGCTGGCCGACCATGGAGGTCGAGATCGAGCCAACATATTGGTCACCCGCAGATCCGGACGTCGGCATCGATTATCCGACGCTGGAGGACTGGGACGAGACCTACACGTTGGACGGCGAGGGCATCGTTGACTTGCCGGGGTTCGCCCTTGCCATCCACGCCATCATCGGCAAGGATATCGCTGAGACGGCCGAGCAGTTGCAGGCGATCATCGGTCAGATGATCCGCGACACGCTCGACCAGATCGAGCCAGAGGATTCGCTGTGAACATATTCCCCACTAGCAACAGCCCTTGGGCCTCGGCCGAGGCGTTGGACGACAAGCGCCTGGTCCGGCAGGCATCGGAGGCGGTCATTATCCTGAGCACGGCATGCGCCGTCCTGGATCTCCCCGCGCCCTATGGTGTGCACCAGCCGGAGCACGGCCTGATCCAATGGCTCGCTGCCGATCCGCGGCAATGGCTTTGGGGCTGGCATTATGCCCTCGCCTGCAACCTTCTCTACACCAAGACCTATGGACGGCGCTGCGTGAGTGAGCAATACTTGGACGCCATGATCGCCGACCACCGCGTCCGCTTCGGCAGGATGGAGTGGTGCAAGCGCGACAAGCCGCCCGCCTTCACGTTCCACAACGCAGCCAGTAACCAGGCGCTTGGCCTTGACTTCCGAGACGTTCCCGACACACTCGAAGCCTATCGCCTTTACCTCAGCGCCCGCTGGCTGCTCGACAAGCGCCCACCCGTGTGGACAGGGCGGCCCATGCCGGGGTGGAGGGTCTAATGGGTAGGCGTTGGGGACCGGGCTTTGAGCCGAGGGAAAGGACACAACAGAACTTCAAGAACCTGGCCCGTCGCATGAACGCCTCCGACTATTGTGAGCTTCTCGGGATCGAGGACGGCGTCCTGGACGACTGGGACACCTGCCAACACGGGGTCTCAGTTGCCAGCTACTGCGCCGCCTGCAACCGAGGCACCGGCCACCCGCGTTGTCATGTCTGCGGCGACGAGACAGGGATCTGCGGTTGTGCGGATTAGCCCCTATCCCGTTTGCCCCCTGCTTTTCGAGGAACAAGACCACGAGTGGGGTTGGATTACGTTGCCCATGTTCCACGTTGACGCGGCAGGCCCAGTTGTGTTCCACGCCTTGCCGACGCTCGATGATCGACCGCACCAGCTGGACGAGGAATGCTGGTGCCACCCCGTTTACGTGGACGAAGGGCGCGGGGCCATGTGCCTGGTCCATAACAGCTGGGACGGGCGGGAGTTCTACGAGAGCGGGGAACGCAAGCCCCATTGACATTCTCGCCGTCCGCTTGCTATCAGGGGGCAACAGCTTGTGCAATAGCGCCGGTCGGGATCGGAGAAACGCCCTCAAGTTAGTTGGAAGCAAGGCGCGAACCTTGCGGGAAGGTGATCCGGGGTCAGGCCCGGTGCCCTACCAAATCAGGCACGCGGATCGGGCCGCTGCAAGTGACCGCCGGATACCCCGGGCTGACGGCACCCCGCGTAACCAGGAGGACTTATGCCTTACAAGCGCAAGTCGAAGAAGAAGAAGGGCAAGAAGTGATGTTTGGACGATTCCGATCCTACTTCGTCGCTCGGTGGCAGATCCAGCGCAAGCGTTGGCGCAAGAACAACCCCCTGCCGCCGCTCGACTAAGCACGAGATCCCCGAAAGGGGTATGGCCGTTATTCGGTCCGAGTTTTAAGCGTCTGGACGCGGGGGCAGCACCCGCCGCCTCCACCATGAGCACAGGGCTGTCGTTGTCGCGGCTCCTCATAGAGCTTAGGCCCTGTGCTCATGTTGGGGGCGAACCAGGATCGACAGGCGCAAGGGATGAGGAACGCGGCCCGGTTAGGTTGGCCCCGTGATGCTGACAAGAAGGCAACTGCCAACGACAACTCGCCGGCAACGGCACTCCGCCTCGCAGCCTAAGGCTGCTTGGCATCGGTATGGCTCCACCGGGAAACAGAACGGGCCACTTTCTCTATTGCTATTCCTTCCCCCTTGGGCTAACGTGTCCATGCCGATCAACGGCACGGGAGACGACACATGACGCAGAACGACCACCTGGCCGAAGTGCTCAAAGACGCACATGAGGCAGCGACCGAGGCGATGAAGCAGTGGGTTCTTGACCACAAGGAGCTCCCCTTCAACTGCGGGTTCGCATGGGTCAACATTGACGGCACGACCCCGCTCGCCCGCTGGTGCCGGAAGAACGAGAGCGGTCAGGATCGCGGTTACTATGGCAGCAAGGGCTATCCCCGTGGCTGGCAGTTCTGGGCTCCCGGCGAATATAACGGGCAGGACATGGACTGCCAGCGCGCCGGGGCGCAGGCCTTTTCCCGCGTCCTCGCCCATCGCCTCGGCCTCGCCGCCACCGTCGGCTCGCGGCTCGACTGATGGCGGTTGCTTCGTTCTCGTTGAACGGGAGGGTGGAGTCCATGAAGGGCTTCCACCCTCCAAAGCAGGCAAGCCTGACCCATTGGTATAAGGCTGCCACCGCACAGATCGATGCGGCACCCGATTGGCGCACTGTGGACATAGGTGCTGCTCTGGTCGATGCCAACACCATCATCTTCGAGGGTCACACAGACGACGCCCAAGGAATCCGCGTTCCGTGGATGGTGATGATCGCCCGGAGGCGTCATCTGCGCTAGCCGCGCACGGGTGAGAATCCAGCGTTAAATCGATGTTATGGCGGGGTCTGTGTTGACAGGCCGCGCAGAGCTGTGCGACGGGGGGCCGAGGGTCCTCTAACGAAAGGCAGTCGGCACAGTGCTAGACCTAGTATCAACAGGGCTCCTCGCCGGGGCTGCGGCGATAATGTCATGGCTGGTCCAGGCCTATCGCTTCCGGAACGAGCACGTTGCCACAGTCTCGAAGCACAGAGATGATCTCACGCTTGAGCTTCTCGGGGGCGCGCGAGCCGAGATGGCAGCGGCAAAGGTAGAGGTGGCAACGCTTCGCGCAGAGGTCAAGGGGCTCCGCTCGCTGGAGCTTCATTTCTACCTCTTCCAACAGGCGTTGGATCACCTTGAAGCCATTTTGACCGCAGAGACAGTCGAGCAACGCGCCGTGGCGGAGAATAACGCCCGCGCTTTTCTCGACCGCATCAAACGGAAACAACAGGAAGAACGGGAGAACAGCAATGGCATGGGTGTATGACCAAAGCAGCGGCGAGCTGACCCACAACGGGCAGTTTGTGAGCCGGGGTTACTCAGGAAAAGGGCGCGGGAAAAACAACCCCTCCATGCAAGGTGTCCGCGGCGTCGGACCACTCCCTGCCGGCAACTGGTTGATGGCCGGGGTTTACAATAGCAAGCGGGTTGGTCCCTTCACCATCACTCTCCACTCGACCGACGATTCCAAGGTTGACGATATCCACGAGCCGACCGGGCGCAGCGCGTTCCGCATCCACGGTGACAGCATCCGCGCACCGGGGACGGCGAGCATGGGCTGCATCATCCTGCCCCGCTCTGTCCGGGAGCGGATGTGGCGGAGCGGTGATCGTCACCTTGTGGTTAAGGCCTGACCCTTGGTTATCGGGCTTGTTTCTCGCAGGCTCGCCGCTACCTCGGCCTGGTGGCGGCCGATCATCGGCTGGGCTTGCACCTGCAATGCCTGGCTGATTCTCGTTTTGTTGCCAATGCGAGGGATTCACATCCCATCAGACGAGCTTTACGCCATGCTCGGTTTCGATGCGTTGGTGATAGGGATTCGGGGCTGGGAAAAGATGCGAGCCCCGAAACCAGAGGTTTATGGAGAGCACACATGATCCGCCGCGCAAAAGCCAATCCGATCATCGCCGGCGCGGCTGCGCTGCTCGTTGTTGCGCTCCTGTGGTGGTTCGTGTGGTGGTTCTTCATCAGACCCGACAAGCTCCAAGATGAAGCCATCGCAGCGAGGGTTGACGGTGCCGCGGCAGGCGTGCAATCGGAAAACGCTCAAGCCGCGGTCGATGCCACGGCCGACAAAGTGGAACGGCAGATCGTCACAGAAAGGATCACCCGTGAGAACACCATCCGCATCATGGCCGCGCCTGGCGCGCAAGACCCTATTCCTCCTGCTGTGGATGAGCGCCTTCTTTATGCTCTGTGCTTGCGGCGCGAAGCAACTCAATCTGACCCCGCCTGCGCCAACGTGTCTGAGCCTGATAGCTAAGACCCTCGGTGCCCCGACTCCGTCCGCCCCGATCCCGCCAGTTCGCACGGCTGGCAGCCTTGCAGCCTTTGCCGACGCCCAGACAGGACAGCTCGACCTGGCCAACGATGACAAGGAAGCAATCTTTCGCTTCGAGGCCGAGTGCCGCGCCCGAGACGCGGCGATGCGGGCCGCGCTCACAAGGCGCAAGAGGTTCCTAGGAATTTTCTGAACGGGGCTTGCCGGCTACGCTGGGCTGCCGTTACGTTGCCCGAGCGTGGGAGGTTCCCACGAGCGGCGGTGCCGGTTTAGGGAATGGGTAGCAATGTTTGAGGAGCCATGGAAGCGTAAGCGCAGCGACACAGTGGTGGACGCCGCAATCGAGGACAGCGAGCGCAAGCCGTGGGATCCCCCGCTTCCCAACGTCGCCCCCGAGATAATCCAGGCCCATCGGACGTCCGCAACAGCGCGCGGCGAGGGGCTCCGGGTTGATCGCCTGCAAGCGCAGGCCTTTGCCAAAGAGCTTATCATCGACTTTAACCCTGTCAAGGCGCTGCTCCGCCTAGGTTGGGCCAAGCCCGACGCCTCGACCCAAGCCCTCTACAAGAAGGCTCAGCGATACGAGCGCGATCCGTATGTCCAGCAGGCAATGCGGGATTATATCCACCGGATCGAATCTGACAAGATCGTCTCCCGGGAGCGCATCCTTTACGGGCTGCTCGAAGAAGCATGCTACCACGGGCCGGGCGCAAGCGCGTCCGCCCGGGTCGCCGCATGGGGGCAGCTGGCCAAGCTCATGGGAATGCACCTGCCCCCGGACGACCCTGCCAAGGCGCAAGGGGTGCGGGGCGGCGTTCTGCTCATCCCCTACTCGCCCAGTGTGGAAGACTGGGAGCGGAACGCAATGGGGCAGCAGGCGAAGCTGAAAGCGGACGTCCGTGCTTGAGAACGTCGGGTGGACCCCTTTACATGGATCGCAGGCCCTCGCCCTTGCATGCCCCGCCCATGTGATCCTTTACGAAGGCACACGCGGGCCAGGCAAGACCGACGCCCAGTTGATGGCCTTCCGGAAGCACGTTGGCCGCGGTTACGGGCGCTTTTGGCGCGGCGTGATCTTCGACCGCGAGTATAAGAACCTGGACGACCTTATATCGAAGTCGCTCCGCTGGTTTCCGCAGCTCGATGGCCCCAAGCCCAAGTTCCTGTCCTCAACCTCGGACCTCAAGTGGGTGTGGGAAACTGGGGAAGAGCTTCTGTTTCGGCAGGTAAAGAGGGACGCTGACTATTGGAATTATCACGGTCAGGAGTTCCCTTTCATCGGATGGAACGAGCTGTGCAAGTATGCCATGCCGACACTCTTTGACGCGATGTTCTCCTGCAATCGCTCGTCCTTTCGTCCGCAGGATCATCCGATCATTGACCCTAGCTCGTCGCAGATCGAATACCTGCCAGAGATTCCTCTCGTGTGCTTTGCGACGACCAACCCATACGGCCCCGGCCACAACTGGGTGAAGGAACGGTTCATCGATGCCGCCGAGCCCGGGCAGCTGATACGCAAGGACTACAACGTCTTTAATCCCCGGACACAGATGCGGGTTGACCTGGTCAAGTATCATGTCCGCATCTTCGGCAGTTACAAGGAAAATATCTACTTGGCCCCGGAATACGTCGCGGAGCTGGAATCGATCCGCGACGAGAACAAGCGGAAGGCCTGGTTGTGGGGAGACTGGGATATTGTGGCCGGCGGGGCCTTCGATGATGTCTGGAACGCCGGTGTCCACATCCTGCCCCGCTTCAAAGTTCCGCATAGCTGGCGGGTTGATCGCTCTTTTGACTGGGGCTCCACTCACCCGTTCAGTGTGGGCTGGTGGGCCGAGGCGAACGGGGAGGAGGCGATCATGCCGGACGGCACGACCTTCTGCCCTCCTGCCGGCACGCTGATCCGCATAGCCGAGTGGTATGGCTCAACAGGGCACCCAAACGAGGGTCTGAAGATGTCCGCCACCAAGGTCGCCAAGGGCATCATCGAGCGGGAAGCGGCGCTGGTTGCCGAGGGTTGGGTGGCGCGGCGGCCGTCGCCCGGTCCCGCGGATAATCAGATCAACAACGTGAACGAGCGGGACACCGATACGATAGCTAAAAAGATGGCGGACGAGGGCATCGACTGGGAGCCTTCGGACAAGGCCCCGGGATCGCGGAAGATCGGTCTTCAAGTTGCGCGCGACAGACTCGAAGCGGCAGTTGACGGGGTTGGCCCGGGCCTATACGTTACGGCGAATTGCCGCCAGTTTGTCAAGTATATTCCGACGCTGCCGAGAGACGAGGACAACATGGACGACGTTGACACGAGCGCAGAGGATCACATCTGGGACGACACGCGCTACCGCGTCTTGTCGGGCGGCGGGCGGTTCCTCGCCGATATCCCGACCACTTTTGTGAGCTGAGGGGGCATCATGGCCGTTGATACTGTTCTTCTTGCGTTGAGCGAGCGCATCCCCGACTACGAGCTGATCCGCGACTGTGTTGCTGGGCAGCGCGCGATGAAGAAGAAGCGCACACGTTATCTGCCCGACCCTGATCCCAACGAGCCGGACGAGAAGGCCCGAGAGGACCGCTACGAGAGCTACCTCGGCCGCGCCGTGTTCTACGGTGTGACGGGGCGGACATTGCGCGGCCTGGTGGGTCTTGTGTTTCAGACCGACCCCGCGGTTCAGGTTCCGACCCTGCTTGAGCCCCTCCTGGTCGATGTTGACGGCTCGGGCATGAGCATCAACCAGCAGGCGGCCAAGACGTTGTCCTCGACCGTGTCGCTGGGGCGCGCCGGGCTGCTCACCGATTACCCGCGCACCGCGGGGCCGGTGACTGTGCTCCAGGCCCAGCAGGGCAACATCCGCCCGACCATCACGCGCTACGAGCCGGAGCAGGTCATCAACTGGCGCACCGTCACCGTCGGCAGTCGCGTTTATCTGAGCCTTGTTGTGCTCAAGGAGCAGGTCGTTGTCGATGATGATGGCTTTGCCGAGGACTTCGATATCCGATACCGCGTCCTCCGGCTAGTGCCGGGCGTCGGCGGTCTCGTTTATCAGGTGGAATTGTGGCCAGACGGGAACGGGGGCCAGCCGAGCGAAACCTACATGCCGACCGACGGCAATGGCGCACCCTTCCGGGAGATCCCGTTTACCTTCGTCGGGGCTGAGGAAAACACGGGGGCAGTTGATCGTCCGCCCCTGCTCGACCTGGCCGAGCTCAACAAGGCGCACTTTTGCAACTCTGCGGACTATGAAGAATCGTCCTTTATCTGCGGCCAGGCGACCCCAGTCTTGACCGGGCTTACGAAGCAGTGGGTAGACGAGGTTTTGAAGGGCAGGATCCGCTTCGGCTCACGCGGGGCAATCGCCCTGCCGGTCGGCGGAGACGCCACGCTTTTGCAGGTTGCGCCAAACCAGGTTTGCAAGGAAGCGATGGAGCACAAGGAGGCTCAGATGGTCGCCCTCGGTGCCAAGCTCGTTGAGAACACGGGAACACAACAGACAGCCACCGAGGCGGCGATTGACAGCGTGATGGATAACAGCGTTCTCGGAACGGCCGCTCGCAACGTGTCCGACGCCTACCGCAAGTGCTTGCGCTGGGCGTGGCAGTTTGTTGACGGCGCAGTGGTCACAGATCTTGAGATCATCGACTACGAGCTGTCTACCGACTTCGCCGCCGCCTCGCTTGGGCCGGCCGAACGGGCGGACATCGTCGCCTCCTGGCTCAAGGGAGCGATCACTTGGGATGAGATGCGTTGGAACCTCAAGAGGGCCGGCGTCGCCTATGAGGACGACGAAGTAGCCAAGGAGTCCATCGCATCGGCCCGAGAGGAGGCGTTGGCGCTCGAAGCCGACGCCACCGGCGACATGACGGACCCAGCCAATGCTCAGTGAAGAACTAGTTGACATTGCCACACGGCATCAAGTTTATCTTGAGCGGTTCAAGGCTGGGCTGCTCAAGGCGACGGATCAGCTTTTCGTCCAGCTCAATCGTGACCTGGTCGCCCTGCTCAATCGCTTTGGCGTTGAGCGGATGGGCGTGTTGACCGCCGTCCAACGTCGCCGCCTGCTGGACGCGCTTCGCGACGGGCAGGCGGGGGCCTATCAGGAAAGGATTGATTCCCTCCTGAGCGAGTTCGTCGCCCTCGCGCAATTCGAGCAGGAGTTTGAGCTCGAATCCATCAACGAAGTCCTCGTCCCTGAGATCGAAGCGGTCACCGAGGACGACGCAGCCCCCGTGTGGGCATTCGTCCAGGAACAGCCTATGGGCTCGACCGGGGCGCTGCTTTCTGTGTGGCTCGTCGGCTGGGCGGCAAACGAGGTGCGGCGATCAACCGATCTTATGCGGCGTGCCGCGGCAGAAGACTGGACAAGGGCGCAGGTGATCCGCGCTTACCGCGGCACCAACGAAGGGCGCTTCGTGGACGGTTTGTTTGGCAGTGCCCGGCGCAATACGTCGGCAACGATCAACACGGCTGTCCAGCATGTTTCCGCAAGCGCCCGCGCCCGGACGATGGACAAGACGATCTTCAAGCTCCGTGGGGCAGGGCGGATCAAGGTGACAGCGGAGGGGACGGTTTCCTCCATCACGAGCCGCGCAGCCAAGCGCGCCGGGATCAAGGTCGGGGACAATGTTAAGTTGATGGGCTACCGCTGGATATCCATCCTTGACAACAAGACGTCTCAAATCTGCCGGTCACTCGACCAGCAGGTGTTTAAGTTTGGCAAGGGGCCTCTGCCCCCTGCTCATGTTAACTGCCGCTCAAGCATCACGGCGGAGATCGCTGGGCGCTACTTGAGGCGCGACGCTTCCGGTCGCTTTACGCGGCGGGATGAGCGGACAGCGACAGGTGCGGGCGGTGTAGAACCAGTTGACGGCGGGGCCACATATTACGAGTGGCTTAAAACACAACCCGCCGCCTTTCAAGATGACGCTTTAGGGGTGACAAGAGCGGAATTGTTTCGCAAGGGTGGGATGAGTGCCGCAACCTTTGCGAAGTTGAACCTTGGTCGGAACTTCAAACCCCTGACCTTGGATGAGATGCGGAAGCTCAAACCCAACGCCTTCCGGCGTGCTGGCCTTTAAGGGAGAACTATCATGCTCAAGCGTATCCTCGAAACACTGGACGGTCTGGACGAGGCCGTCAAGGCGTTCTACAAGCAGGGGGCGGACGGTAAGTTCGTCCTCCAGGTCGATGGCAAGGACGTGGAAGACGTCACCGCGTTGAAGAACGCCAAGGAGCACGAGAAGAACCTCCGTGTGGCAGCCGAGAACGACGCTAAGGCCGCCAAGGACGCGGCGACGGCAGCGACCGCACAGATCGAAACCCTGACCAACGACCTGACCGCCGCCAAGGCCGACAAGGGCAAGGACGTCCAGGCCATCGAAGCCTCATGGCAGCAGAAGCTGGATGCGGCCATCAATGCGGCCAAGAATGAGACCTCGTCCCTCACCGGTGAGATCGAGCGTCTGCTCGTGACCAACACGGCGGTGGCCACGGCGGCTGAGATCAGCACCGTGCCAGAGCTGTTTCAGGACGTGATCCAGAAGCGTCTCAAGGTCGAGAAGGGCGCGGATGGGCGCTACTTCACCCGCGTGCTGGACGAGGCCGGTGCCCCGTCGGCAAAGACGCTTGACGAGCTCAAGCAGGAACTGCTTGCCAACCCGAAATATGCCGCTATTATTATCAGCGGTAAGGGTTCTGGCGGCGGTGCCGGCGGACCCGGCTCGGGCGGCGGTGCCGCCGAGAAGAAGTGGCTCGATCATACCGATGAGGAATTGATTGCGCTTCGCAAGGAAGACCCTGCCCGCTATGACCGGCTCCGCGCCGAGCACCAGAAGGGCAAGTAATCCTATCTCGCCCTCGCACCCAACAAACCCCAGCACACGGAGAATACCATGTCTCGCCTTGCCAACATCATCGATGTGACCATCTTCAACGACCTCCCGGCCGAGGACAGCCCCGAGAAGACCGCTTTCTTCGCGTCCGGCGTTATCGCGCGCAATGCGATGCTCGACAACCTGGCCAACTCGCCAGGCAAGACCGCCGAGCTCCCGTTCTGGCGTGATCTCAACGCAGCCGATGAGCCCAACTACTCCAACGACGCCCCCGGCGATGTTGCCGTGCCGAAGACCATCGAGCAGGGCGAGCAGATCGCCCGCAAGGCGTTCCTGAACCAAGGCTGGTCGGAGTCCGATCTTGCCGCAGAGCTCGCCATGGGCGGCAATGCCATGCGGCGCATCCGCGCCCGTGTGGACAGCTATTGGACGAAGCGTTGGCAGCGCCGGCTGGTGGCGAGCTCGATCGGCGTTCTTCTCGCCAACGTCGCTCAGGACAGCTCGGACATGGTCCATGACATCTCGATCCAGGACGGCGACGCTGCCACGGCCGCAAACCTGTTCTCGCGGTCGGCCCTCATCTCGGCCACTTTCACCCTCGGTGATCGCTGGGACGGGATTCGGACCATGGTCGTCCACTCGGTCGTCATGCAGCGCATGATCGAAGGGGATGACATTGTCTATATCCCGGACTCGCAGGGGCAGCTCACCATTCCGACCTACCTCGGTCGTCGGATCGTGGTCGATGACGGTGCCCCCGTCATCGCCGGCACCACCAGCGGGTTTCGTTACGTCTCGATGCTCTTCGGCGAAGCCGCCTTCGGTTACGGCGAAGGCACCCCCCTCGTTCCGACCGAGGTCGAGCGCGAAGCGGCGCAGGGCAACGGTGCCGGTGTCGAGAACCTCTGGACCCGCAAGACGTGGGTGATCCACCCCTTCGGCTATCAGTTCACCAGCAACACGGTGACCGGCCCGACCGGCAAGACTGTCAACAACATCTCGCCGACGGATGCCAACCTTGCTTTGGCTGCCAACTGGGATCGGGTGATCGACCGGAAGAACATTCCGCTCGCTTTCCTCATCACCAACGGTTAACCCAAGGGGAACGGGGGCTTCGGCCCCCGTTTTTCTTCCAACAAGAAAGGACATCCGATGGCCAAGGCCCCGAACAATCCGGACCCAAAGTCCGAGACGCCTGCCCCCTCCCCGACCCCCGCACCTGCGCCCGCCTCGCCTTGGGCAAAGGCTGGGGACAGCGCGGAGATTCCGCAGCCCGTCACGACCGCCGCAACGCCGGCCCCTGCCCCTGCCGTTGACGAAGAATCCACAAGCATCCTTGACGACGCCGAGCAGGCCGAGCTGGATGCCGCGGTTGCGCTTTTTCGGATCAACACCGAAGCCACGATGATCCGGGGCAAGCTCGCGCGCAACATCGCAGCCAACATCATCGATGGGACCACCCATTACGGCACCCGCGTCACCCGGCGCGCAATCGATACGGAGGAATAACATGGCCATCAAGAACGTTATCCCCAAGACGAAGCCCGAGCAGCTCGAAGATGCGGCCGCCAGCGCGGCCCTCGCAGCCGCACGGGCGGCCCCCGCCACGTATTCCACCACGGCCGCCGACCTTGCTGCCGTGCTGGTCGCGCTTGGCGTCATGGCCCCCGCTGCGTAACACGCATGGCCTTGATCGTTGAAGATGGGACGGTCGTCACGGGGGCAACATCCTTCGTCACGGAAGCCGAGATCATCGCATACGCAGCAGCGCGCGGTGTGGTCGTCCCGGACGATGCCGCCGCCACACTTCACGCCATCAAGGCCATGGACTACTTCCGGACCCTTTGTTTTCGGGGTGACGTTGTCGCCATCGACCAGGAACTTCCGTTTCCGCGTATGGGCCTGGTCGATGGCGACACCGCCGAAGACTATGCCCACACGATTCCGCGCAACATTAAGCAGGCGCAGGCTCAGCTTGCCGTTGACAGTTTTGGCGGCATCGTCCTGACCCCTTCCGGCGCTCTCGACCCACAGTTGAGCAAGGTTAAGGTCGGCCCGCTTGAGCGCGAGTTCTACGAAGTTGCCGGCGGCCTTGGCCTTGAGCCCCGCCTGGTTGTCGCAATGGCCTACCTTTCTCCCCACCTTTGTGATGCGGGCTCCTTCGGCCTCAAGACGGTGAGAGCGTAGTGGCGGACGTTTACACACAGGATATTGGCGCTGCAAAGGCACTTATTGGCGCCTTTGGTGCACAATGCCAGTGGCAAAAGCCGCGGCCTGTGGCGGGCGGCGACCCGGGCTACCCGACCGAGGGCAGCGAGCCCAGCCCTGTCCCTTGTGAGATCGTGTTCTTCTCGTCGCGGGACGTGGCCATGATGCCGATGGCTTTTCGCCAGTCAATGAAGGGGACCGACGTTCCCGAGTCTGCCGAGCTGGGGTTGATGCAAGGAGGCGTCCCTTTTGTCCCCGAGCTGACTGACACGATCACCCGGGCGGACGGCCGCGTCTATTCGGTCAAGAAGATCGATGCCGTCGCCCCCAACGGAACGCCGGTCCTCTACTACCTGCTGGTGCAATCATGAGCGCGACGCCGCAGCAGGCCCGTAAAGAGATTTTTGCGCTGCTCGCGGACAAGTGGGCAGCCGGCACGATCGTCAGCCCCGTCCCTGAGATTCGCTACCAAGGCGTTGAGAAGGCAGCAACGCCCGGCGCGGATAAATTCTGGGCGATGGCATCGACCCAGCTCGTCACAACCAGGCAGCGAGCACATATCATGCCGGACGGTCCAGGTATGTCCCCGCCCGAATATGTGACCGATGGCTTTCTTGTTGTCCAGCTTTTCGCGCCGATGAAGAGCCCAACAGCATACGCGACTGGGGAGTTGCTGGCCGCCTTCGTGCAATGTATATTCATGGCGGCTGAAACAGCGTCCGGGGTCTGGTTCCGCAACCCTCGGATCAATGAGCTGGAGGCGGACGGGACGTGGTATCGCTGGAACGTCATTGTAGATTTCCAGTTCAATCAGACAAAGGGATAAAATCATGGCGGTGCAAAAGCAGGACTCCAACCTCGTTGGCTTCTACAAGATCAGGGAGACCGTGCTCGGCGAGGTTCCGGCAACCGGCACATGGCAGACGCGGGAGCCAAACTCCTTCGATGCCTTGGGCGGGGAATATGTCAAGACGGCTCGTCGGCCGTTCTCACCCTCCCGGCAGCGGAAGAAGGGGTCGGTTACCGATCTCAACGCCGACGGCGGGTATAACGAGGACGTCACCCAGAACAACCTCCAGAGCGATATGGAGGAATTCTTCTTCGCCGATATGCGCCGGACGCCGGAGCTGGTGATCGATGCTGTTGCGGCAGGATATAATTCTGCGACGGCCGTCCCCGGCTCCATCGCAGCGGGGGCGATCTTGCTGGCGAGCGGCTTCGCTGTGGCCAGCAACAACGGCATGAAGGTCGTGTCCGGCGTCACCGGAACGCTGATCGAGACGACGGCGACCGAGGCGGCGGAAACCCCTCCTGCCGGGGCCAAGGTCAAGCTCGTTGGTCACACGTTCCCGGCTTCGGACCTGTCCATCACTGACGTTGCCGGCACGTTCCAGCTCAACACCGCGGCAGGCGACTTCCGCGACTATGACCTGGTGCCGGGGATGTGGGTTTTCATCGGCGGGGATACGGCCCTCTCCTTCTTCCCCTTCGGCGCGTTCTATGCCCGAATTGCCCCCGACGGGATCGCGGCTGACGGGTCATTCCTCACCCTCGACAAGGCGACCGCGACCGTGACGGCGCAGGCGGGGACAGGGTTGTCCGTCCCCGTCTACTTCTCCGACGTTATCAAGAACGAGGAAGACCCCGATCTCATCAAGCGGTTCAGCTCCACGCTGGAGCGGACCATCGGCCGTGACGACGTTGGGACGCAATCGGAGTTCCTTACCGGGGCGGTTGCCAACGAGCTCACATGGACAAGCCCCCTCTCGGGCCTTGTCAATGTGGACATGGGCTACATTGCCCAGCGTGCCAACACGCGGACAGGCACCGAAGGCCCACTGATCGCCCGGGCGAGCAACACGGTCCTGCCGGCGCTCGGGGAAGACGCTTTCAACACGGCGTCCAATATCTTTCGCCTTCGGATGAGCGTGCTGGACGCGGCGACGTTGAATCCGACCCCGCTCTTCGCCCGCGTGACGGAATGGAGCCTCACATTTAACAACAACGTCACCCCGGCGAAGGCTCAGGGCGTGCTCGGGAGCTTCGATACGATCACCGGCAACTTTGACGTTGACGGATCGTTTTCTTGCTATTTCAGCACGGTCGAAGCCATCCACGCTGTCCGCTGCAACGCGGATGTGACCTTCGATGCCATCTACTGCAAGAACAACGCCGGGCTGTATATCGATCTCCCGCTTGTCGGGCTCGGTGGCGGCCGGCTCAACATCGAGCAGGACGCGGCAATCATCATCCCGGTCGAGACGATGGCGGCAGAAAGCAACTTTGGCCACACTGCGCTGATGGGCTGGTTCTCGTATCTGCCGAACGCCGCCATGGCCGAGGTTGACTGCTGATCGGCAGTGCCCGTCTGATCGTTTGGCGTTAAGGTCGGGGGCGGTTGGCAAAGTCGCCCCCGACTAACAAGAGGATCAGAATATGTCACTCCGGAAAACATTCAAGACCGACAAGCAGGCCGAGACCGATGGCGTTGAGATGGAAGTGGCCGTTAATGAGCACAACGGGCAGCCCATCACGATCCGCCTGGCCCGCATGGGGCCGACCAATCGTCGCTACACGGCCGAGCTCAACCGTGTGACCAAGCCGCATCAGTCGGCAATCGCCAACGATGCCATGGACAACGACCTGGCCCGCAAGATGCTGCGGGAGGTGTTTGTCAACACCATTCTTCTCGGCTGGAACAACCTGCCGAAGTCGGAGCTGACCGGCGACGCCGCGGACACGCAGCCGCTTGAGTTCACACCGGACAACGCTCACGCGCTCTTCGAGGAGCTTCCGGAGCTCTATAACGACTGGGAAGCGCGCGCCCAGAAGGCTGCCGCTTTCCGTGAAAAGGAAAAGGAGGTCACGACGGGAAACTGATCGCTGTCCTGCTCTACTTGCATGAATACCCGCCGGAGATCGAAGCCCGAATCCGGCGGGAATGCAAGAGGTTCAAGGAACCGCTGCCAAAGCGAATTGCTGAGAAACCAGCCTTGCACTTTGGGTCCGCGCTCTTCCTTAACGCATGGTTCGACCTCGATCCGGAACGAGACAGGTCGAAGGGGCAGGGCATCACGCGGGCGTCATGTTTCCAGTATGCGAGGGACTACGACCTGGACCATGAGCAACGGGACGATCTCTGGACACACATAGCGGCAATGGACAGCGCGTTTCTCGAATGGCACGGAAAGCGCACAAAGGCAAAGGCAACCAAGGGTGACAAAGGATCTTAATCATCTCGCCGCCCGTATGGAGCGTCTGGCAGGCCTGGTCGAGACGAGCGCGTCCCGCCTGGCCGTCGCCGGCGTCCGCGCTGCCGTCCGTGAGCTCGTCTATGTCACGCCAGTTGACACGTCCGAAGCCCTGTCCAACTGGCAGGTGTCGCTCAACGCCCCGCCTGCGGTCAATATCCCGCCTTACTACCCCGGCATCAAGGGATCCACCCGTCGCAGCAGCGCGGAGCAGGCGATCAATGAGGCGGAGGCGGCGTTGACCGTCAAGGAGCCCGGGCAGACGTTGTTCCTTTACAACCTGACCCCTTACATCAAACGCCTGGACGAGGGCTCGTCCTCGCAATTCGCTGGTGGCTTCGTTCCGCGCGCCCTGATCTCATTCCGTGTTGCGGTCGAAGAAGCCCGCAAGACGTTGTTCTCCTAAGGGGCCGGCTATGACCACCGAAGTTGTTGGCATTCAGGTAACAGACAAGGTCGATGGGACCATTGTCAAGAAGTTGCGGGACATCGCGGCCGAGGCGACCAAAGGAGCGAGCGCAGTTGACAAGCTCCAGGCCGCGCTGTCCTCGGCTAACACCTCGGCCGTTGACCGCCTGGCTGCCGCACAAACGAAGGCGGCGGGGGCGTCGCAAAAGCTCGCGTCCGCGATGGCGGATTCCGGCAGCAAAACAGAGAATCTTTACGACCGCGTCAATCGCCTGCGGTCGTCAATCGACCCCCTTTACGCCGCGCAGATGCGCTACAACAACGAGCTAAACGAGGCTAACGCCCTGCTCGGTGCGGGGGCGATCAAGATGAATGTTTACCAGCAGGCAGTCAGCGCCGCGGACGCGAAGCTCAAAGCGGCAACGGCTGGGCTAGATCGGATGACGACCGCGCTCCAGCGGAACGCCCGTGGGACAGGGGCAGCCCGGGCCAACACAGCAAACCTGGTCGCCCAGTATAACGATATTGGCGTCTCCCTTGCTGGCGGGATGAACCCGCTCCTTGTTCTTGTCCAGCAGGGGTCGCAGATCAGCTACGTTGCCGGACAGATGGAGAACGGCTGGCTGGGCGTGCTTCGTGTCACCGGCATGCTACTGCTCAAGCTCGCCCCGCTGCTTGTGGTCATGGGAGGGATCGCTCTCGTGTTTCGCCAGCTGCGGAACGAGGCGCGGGAGACGGCAGGGGATCTCAACGCCTACGCCAATAGTCTCGGCTTGACGGCCAAAGAGGTCAAGGAATTGGAGGACGTAACTGTCACGGCTGGTGACACGATCAAGGCGGCGTGGCAGGTCAGCATGGAATCGATCCTTGACGCGGCAGGCATCACAACTCAGGACATCAAAACATTCTTCTCCGACGCCGCCGACTTCATTGTTGAGGCCTTCAAGTTTACAGTGGCGGCAAGCAGGGCCTTGTTCTTCACGTTGGTCGAAGTCGCCAAGGTCAGCGCGGGAAACATCGGCACGATCTTTTCCAACATCAGGCAAGGGGCCAGCAACCTCGTTAACGGGCGCGACCTGGCCGAGGGCTTGCGCCCGTTGCAGGAGCTCAAGATCGGCGACACGCTCAAGCAAGAGTTTGACGAAGCCAACGCGGCGCTCGATGCCTTCGGCAAGCGGATCACGGATCGGGCCGCTCAGATCGCCAAGGCACGCATTGCCGCCCAAGCCAAGGCGATCATCGAAGACCGTCCGGACAGCGCAGCCAAGACCGTCAAAGACACCCCTGAGATGAAACGGGCCGAGGCGTTGCGCCTGGTCAATATGCAGCTTGACAATGAGCTGGAGCGTATGGGCATGCTCAAGGACGCCCGAGAGGTTCAGCAGCGGTTGGATCAGATCGACCAGACGTTGTCGCAAAAGAAGATCAAGTTGACAGACGAGGAACGGACGGCGCTCCAGTCCAAGCTAGTGACGATGCAGCAGGCCAGCTTCGCCCAAAACGAGGCCGACCGTATCCTCGCCAACATCATCACTCCGGCGCGGAACTACAACGCCACTCTCCAAGCGGCCTACGACCTGCTCGCCAAGAACGCAATCTCGCAGACCGACTACTCCGCCGCCGTCAACATGGCCGGGCTGGACTACGCAGCCGCGACCGACCCGCTATTCCGCTTCAAGCAGGGGATCGAGGCGGCCGAGAACGCAACTCGGCAATATGGCATAGCCACACAGCAGACGCTTTTCCTTGAGCAGCTGCGGCAGGAATACCAGGACCGGGGCTTGTCGCTCTACGACGAGACTACGGGCAAGCTGCGTGACGAAGTGGCCGAGATCATTCGCAAGAATGATGCGCTGCGGGAACAGCAGCTGATCCAGTCGGAGCTGGGTCAGGTGCTTGCCCCCATCCTCGACCAGAATCTTGAGATCGCAATGAAGCAGGACGTCTATAACGAGCTGGAAAGGTTGCGCCAGGCTGATCTTATCAACGAGGAAACATACCAGCGCGCTCTCGCTGGCCTCTATGTCAAATATAATCAGGAACGGCTAAACGCCGCGTCCGATTTCTTCGGGGCGCTCGCCAGCGTGACGAAGCAAGGCACCGGGGTGATCGGTGCGATTGGCAAGGCAGCCGCCATCGCTCAGGCAACCATTGACGGTTACGTTGCCGTCCAGAAGGCGCTCGCAACGCTTCCGCCACCGTTCAACTTCGTGGCCGCGGCTGCGGT